TTATATCGGTGATAAACAAGAAAGAAGGTGCATCGTGCATTACGACACACCTTCTTTTTCATCTCAATTACCTATCATCAGCTCCCAATTATCCATAATAGCCATATCCCAATGCGGCACGTCAAATTCATTATTGACCGACACCCCATATACAGAAAGACTCTTGCCGGCACTGTCAAACTCAGTCAAAGCCGTTTCTTCTCCTTTTTGGATACGAAGATTCATAAAGTCTGTCATTTGTTCCCAATCGGTAGGACCGATGAATAATGATTCTATGAAACGCCCTTTCACGGGTGCACCAATGGCGGTATCCTTAATGCGTTCCAAATATGATAAAGCCTCGTTGTACCATTAGACAAAGAGGCAAATAATCATCATAAAGGCGAATGTTTCTCTTCTATCTTTCGAAGGTGCTCATTCATTTCCCTTGTGTAGTATTCAATCTCCTTAGAACTTTCCTCGAGTTTGTTCTTCATCGCACGAACATCATTTGTCATACAAACCTATTGTTTTTAAATAAATACTATTACCATATAGACGCTAAAACGTATGAGGTATCATATATTGGAAAGTTGGAATAATGACTATTGTCATTATATAGGTATTGCATGTCAGTAATAGATTGTGCAGAAAAGCGGATGAACTTCGCTTTTCTTGTTTTTTAGGAACATTTACTGCATATCCCTATGTAATTCTGCTGAATTACACTTTGGCGTCTGATAGTAGTAATGTTATTCATAATTACTTATTATTACTCTTGTTTTTATCATATTCGTATGCAGCTAAAGCCACATCAAATCCAATCTTTAGCTTATCTTGATGCTTGCGTATATCCTCAATACTTTCAAGTTTAATCCATTCACAACTGCCGTAGCCATTGATTGGAATACCTATTCGTTTACTATGTGGTTTTAACGACAGTCTACAAATCCACCACCAGAATACGCCATTGAGATTGATAGCGAAATAATTCTTGAAATCAATATATTGAATACGTGATTCATCCACATATTGTTTCAAGATGTCTTTGACGATATTGTATGCATCTATCTCTTCCTGTGTGGTTACGATACCCCGTCTTTCATCTATTGCTACTACTCCGTCAGGCAACTCTTGTTGTGTTGGTTGGGATTCTTCAACCTGCATCGCAGTAGTCAGCCTATCAGAAATCACATTCCCTATAACGGATGCAATAGACTTCTTGATTATCGGTCGGTATTGCTCTATCAGCTTAGGATTTGACCTGCCGTCATTCAGGCAGCGAACGAAATACCTCGTAAATTCGTCTCCTGGCGACTGGAAATTTTTTATCAGAATTTCCTTTATCTGTATGGTTATTTGCAGTTCTTGTGCCGTGCTTAGAATTTCGGATTCATTATAGTATGATTTATGGAATTTCTTCATCTGTTCAATGTCTGAATCCGACAAATCCAACATATTCACCACCAAGAATGGTTTTTCATCCATGATATTAGTCTTATCCAGGTCTGCGTAGAATCTGTATTCAATCCCATTGGTTAGCACTCCAAAGCGTGCGTTTGAGGCCGCATAATATTTGGAGAGCTGCGTACTATGCAGGTCGAGTTTCTGTAAACAATGCTTGCACTCGATAAGAAGTATCGGCTTGTTGTCTTTCATAATCGCATAGTCTATCTTGTCTCCACGCTTTGTGAGGTCGCAATCCATTTCCGGAACGACCTCAAACGGATTGAACACATCATATCCGAGAGCCACTATCATTGGCATGATAAATGCGTTTTTCGTAGCTTCCTCTGTTTGAATGGCGTCTTTTTGTTTTTCAATTCTTTCTACAAGCTGTAGAATGTTATCTTTGAAATCCATACCTAATTATTGTAAGTTGTTTATAAATCCGGTCGCTTCACCCTGTTCGGCTCCGGTGTATTTCATATACTCCCTTACAGCCTGCTCTATGTATCCGCGGGATTTTAAGACATTCCACTTCTTTATGTTTCGCCGGTATTCTTCACTGTTTCTATCTATAGCAGGACGTTCCTTTTTTGGTGGTTGCACTGGAGTGCTTTCCTTTTTGATTTCGGTTGCCGCTACCGCCTTTGCACCACTCTTGCCTCCTTTGTTATTGCGCAGTCTGGCTTCTTTTAGCTCCAATGCTATTGTTTTCAGCAGCGCCAACACTTCACTATTTTGCTTTTCGTATATTACCTTTATGTCCTCTACATTATTGGTCATGCTCCATACCTTGAAGAACAAGATTATCTGTAATACTCCGAATACCAAGCAGACAATTGTTAGAGTTAATGTAAAAGTTTCCATAGTGTATTGTTAATGATTAAGATTCTATTTAGTCATTCTTTCCATCAAAGACAGCAACCTATCCACCTGCTCTTGCGCTTTCGCAGTCAGCCTTTGCTGTTCCATCAGACTTTCCAATGCTTTTTCCAAAGCACTTGTGGCATTCACGTTATTGCCATTCCCTGCTACAGAAGTCCCATGATGGTCACTATTGGCAACATACGAAGATGTATCGTTGAACATTTTACCTTCACCAGTGAGAAGCCATACCTTATTTAAATCTGGGAAAGCAGACAGTATATCTTCGAGTTTTCTTCTACCAAGAGCATTTCGAATTTTACCCACATACCCATTACTGAGACCGCAAGCTCTTTCAAATTCAGCTACAGAAATCCCTTTCTTAACCGTAAATTCTAATAATCGTTCACGTAGTTCCATAGCAATGCTATAAGTTAATAAATGTTATACAATAGATTTTTATACTATTTACTCTATTACATTCTAATTAATATATCTAAATTTGCAATACAAAAATAAGAAAACAAATCAACAAACTACATTTATGGTAAATAAAAAAATAAAAATGATGCCTACTATTAGAGCATTGGGAAAAGGAGAAGCTGCTGATTTTCCAATAGAAAAGATGCTTTCTGTAAAATCTATCTGCACAAGTCTGTCAACTGCTATGGGTATAACCCTAAGAACCTCTTTAAATAGAGAGGAGAAAATCATTACTGTAATCAGAGAGAAATAAACATAAAATACATCAACTACCTGATTGATATAGTATGATAACAAAGAACTTGGATATATCAGAAAATGAAAAGATACAAATCTATGGAGATGACGTGCACGCAAAATCGCAACAACATGTAAAATTATCGAAGTAAAGCGACTCAAAGACGCAATAATATAAAAGTTCAGTTCTATGCTAAATGAAGATGTTTTAAAAATCGTATTGAACAACAAGACTTTCGGGCGCGATGAAGCTGCCGATATTGTCGGTGGGTTGTCAAGGCTGACAAAATTAATCGGTAGCGGATTAATCCGTGCAGAGAAAAGGACACAGAAGCAAAACGGTAAATGGTTCTGTAATGCCTATGATGTGCTAAGGCACGCTTCCTTGAAATATTGATTATTTGAAAGTCAAATAGTTATACTAAGTTAAGCAATTGATTTTAAATGTTTTAACGTTTGGCACTTAAAGTAAAAACAGTTAACTTTATATCAAATAAAAGAGCTAATAATCAATAAGTTATGAAGCAAAGTTCTATAATATCCACTTGGGTTCTATCGTTTATTACGATGGTCGTGTTTGCAGAAAGTCCTAATGTGATATTCTACTTATCGTTTATCGTATTCACCCTAATGTCGCTCTGTATAAAAAAGCACGATAAGGAGTTTGAAAATGAAGAATCCGCTAACGATAAATACTATGAATAATCAGCTTAGAGCGCGTCTTGAAGACTTGTATATTGAACTTGACGCAGTTAACAGAATGACTGAACTTCAAGCCGTTTCATTGTATAACTGCGATTACAAACAGGAAGTGATTAATCTCATCCAAGAAGATATAAAATCAACGGAGAAAGAAGTGCGTGATTATGAAGATGATGAATTTGAAACAGAACAAGATAATATATGCCGCTCTCTCGGCATATCAAGATATTGTTGAACTTTAAAATATTTGAGCAATGGAAGAAAACGAGATATGGAAAGATATTGAGTACTACAATGGGATTTATAAAATATCCTCATTAGGTAATGTTATCCGTTTTAAGGCAAACAGGTGGGTTCGTGTAAAGTCGTGGAAAAACACAAATGGATATAATCAAGTTTCTTTATCTCGTAATGGAGCAAGAGAAGTGAGATTGGTTCATAGGCTTGTCGCAAATGCTTTTATACCGAATCCAAATAATTATAGTTGCATTAATCATATTGATGAAGTAAGAGACAATAATATTGTTTCTAATCTTGAATGGTGCACATATAAGATGAATGATAATCACGGTACAAGGAATGAAAAGATAAAGAGGTCTGCTGAGTTCTGTCACCTAAAATACTACTATTCCAAGTATGACGAAAACGGACGCCTCGTAAAGAAGTATGACACTGTAAGGCAATTAAGAAAAGATGGTCATAATGTTAGAAATATACGCACTTCGATACGTAAAGGCTGGAAAAGTAACGGATTTTATTGGAAGAAAGAATTAATCAATTAAAAACTATTAGCAATGAATTTAGAGAATTACGAAATGCTTCCAGTGGAAGCGCAAGATGTACAAATCGTACAAGTGGATGCCGTAGAACGTGCAAACGTTGATTCGCAAGTAGCTACAGCAAAGCAATATCCTCGTAGCATCAAACGTAGTATTGACAATTCAATCGTAATAGCTACTATGGATGCTGAAACAGCGCAGAGTTGCGGATATGCCCTACCCCGTGGAGGAAAACCGATTACTGGCCCATCAGTTCACCTTGCCAAAATCATTGTTTCCAACTGGGGGAATATGAGGACGGAATCAAAGGTGGTTCAGATTACAGACAAGCAGATTATCAGCCGAGGCACTGCTTGGGATTTGGAAACAAATGTAGCATCCGCTTTTGAGGTGAGAAGAAACATCGTAGATAGCAAAGGAAAACGTTTCTCCGATGATATGATTACTGTAACCGGGAATGCGGCAAACTCCATCGCTTACCGCAATGCTGTATTCTCCGTTATCCCTAGAGCTATGGTTGACAAAGTGTATAAAGCAGCGCAGAAGTATATTACCGGAGATTTGTCTGACGAAGAAAAACTGATTAAACGCAGGACGGATGCCATAAACTATTTCAATGACGAATATGGCATCACAGAAGCAGAAGTGATAAAGCTATGTGGAAAGCATACCGTTCAGCAAATCAAGGCTAATGAAATCGCTTTACTGCTTGGCATGGTTCAATCGCTGAAAGATGGTGATACCACCGTTGATGAGCTTATGAATCCTATACGAGAAAGTAAAGAGGCGAGAAATAGCAAGCTTGCCGATATTGCTGCAAAAGCCGCAGGTGTCAAAGAGCAGCCCCAACCGGAGCAACCTGCAAACCAAACTCAAGATTACGCGAATAATAAACCTGCCCGAAAATCATTATTGTAATGGAAGCACAACATTCTATAGAATGGTTCCGCAAGCGGCTCGGTAATTTCACCGGGTCGCAGGTCGGACTGCTAATGAAAAAAGGAAGAACTGATTACTTCTCCGATACAGCCAAAACTTATATTTATCAAGTTGCATCAGAAAGGGATATGAATCCTGAAGTTGTCAATGATGATGTCGAGTTTGATAAATATTTGCATCAGGTCTGCATTAATACCAAATCCATGCAATGGGGAACAGATCAGGAAGAAAATGCCAGAGAACTGTATGAGAGAATCACAGGTCGACATATTGTTGAAACAGGGTCATGTAAGCATCCTACTATAGAGTATTTCGCAAGTAGCCCTGATGGCTATTATTATGATGAAGAAACCGGTGAAAAAGGCTGTTTGGAAATCAAATGCCCGATTCAAAGTACTTTCATGAAGTATAGAAGCGAAATATACGACAGCGAATCGCTGCTTGATACCAAACCTGAATATTTCTACCAGTGTATGGCTCACATGATGTGTACTGGTGCGCAATGGACTGATTTTGTTGTTTACAATCCTTTCCAAAACACTCCTATTCACATCGTAAGGATATTACCGGATGAAACAGTATTTGCCGAAATGGAGAAACGCATCCATGTTGCTAATGATGTAGTAAAAGAACTAATTGAACAGAATGATGTGCAGTTTATTGATAAGGGAAACTCAGCTCCAGCGTATTATACGAAAGACAGGCAGAAAACCATGTGAATGCAAATGTTCATTATGTAAAATGCAATGTCATACTCCATGCCTCGGAACTCCGCAGGATATAGAAAGGCTTATAGATGCCGGGTATACCGATAAGTTGGCTCCAACCCTTTGGGGAGTTGGCATGATAATGGGTGTAATTGATATTCCTATTCCAATGATTCAAGCCATCGCATACAAAGAATACTGCATATTTTACCATAACGGATTGTGTGAACTTCACGAAAAGGGATTGAAGCCCACTGAAGGACGTCTGTCGCATCATTCTACACGCATTGATAATTTCAAAGCATCTAAAAGTGTTTCGTGGAATGTCGCTAAAGAATGGCTTTCCGAAGAAAATGCAGATACCATAGAACGCATAGCTGACAAATTTAGTAGAAACTTAAAAACGACAGAGTAATGAATACAAACTATAAAGAAAACACCCCAGACAACTTTTGGCAAATCAGATGGCTCGACAAATACATGGAAGGGCACAAAGGATTCATTGCTGGTGGATGTTTTAAAAACATCCTTTCAGGTGAACGTGTAAAAGATATTGATGTTTTTTTTGAAAGCAACGATGACTTTCAAGATGCAGTAGATTTATTCAATAGCGATAGCTATGTGAAGGATGGTTGGAAGTTTAAATATCGAAATGAAAAGGTTTGCGCCTTTCAGAAAGATGGTGAAAAGGTTTGGGTTGAGTTTATCGAATCCGAATTTGGCACACCAGAGGAAATACTTAGAAGTTTTGATTTTACCGTTGCCAAAATGGCTTATTTCAAGAAGCCACAATACAACAACGATGATGATATTCCTTTTTTATCCAAAGAAATAGTCGGTTATGAATATCGCTTGCTCCACCACGAAAATTTCTTCGAGCATCTTCACATGAAAAGGCTGGTTATTGATGAAAATATTCCTTTCCCAATCAGCACATGGGAACGCACATACCGATATAAAGGATATGGCTACAATATGTGCCTGGAAACTAAGAAAAGGCTTTTAGAAGCTATTCAGAAAACGAATTTAGATTCTGCCGATTTGTCTATGTACAATAGCGGTGGATGGGACTAATAAAAATGTAGAGAAATGGATACACAATTAGCAATCCAAGAAACTGACCTCGAACTGGTCGTAAGTGAAAAAACATTAGGCAGTCTTACTACCAATGCAATTCAAATCAGAGATATGGTAAAAGCAGCTTTGCCAATGTATGATATTTCCAATTATAACGATGAGAATATCGACCAAGCGAAGAAAGACAAGGCAGCTCTCAACAAGGCGGCAAAAGCACTCAATGCCAAACGTCTTGAAATTGAAAAAGAATTTATGAAACCTTTCGGGGAGTTCAAGGACATTGTAAATGAAACCGTGAAACTCATCGGCGAGTGCTCCGCCAAGATTGACACAGTAGTCAAACAGAACGAGCAGCAATACAAGGACAAGAAGAAAGCCACTATCAAAGCTTACTTTGACGGTATGAATGCAAACCTTGTGGACTTCAACAAGGTATTTAAACCGGAGTGGCTCAACAAATCCATAAGTTATAGAAGTGCATGTTCTGATATTGATGCCATATTTGCTAAGGTTGAAAACGAACTCTCCACGCTGAAGGGGTTTGGTGAGGATTTCGATGTCCTCCGTACTTATTATATGGATACGCTCAATATCGCATCTACTATCCAGTATGCCAACCGCCTAAAGGAACAGCGTGAGCGTGCCAAAGCAGCAGAAGAAGCGCGAATCAAGGCTGAACATGAAAAGAAAGCCGCCGAAGAAGCCCGAATGAAAGAGGAAGCGGAACAGGCCAAGCAGAATTCAGTCAATCCATTTGCAAGAACCAGACAGCATGTCACCAATGAACCACCTGCCTTTGTCGAGCAAGCCAAAGCCCTGGAACCGGAGTTTCTGACGAGAACTTTTACTGTTACCACAACTCGTGAAAACATAATCGCTCTTGGCGACTTCATGAATGATAATAATATTGATTTCGACAAGATTGAACTTGCAGATACCCTATGCAATACAGATTTAAATTCCATTGTCAGAATGCTTGAATATGGTGCAAATCTGATAGACAAAACCGCTACCAAACCTTGCGAAGCAGATAAGGCAAGGCAATTCAGAAACATGATAAAGAAAATTCAAAAGAAAATAGAACAATGAAAATTACAATCAGCAAACCGACCGAGTTTGAGGCGGTCTACCTGAAAGTAGATGCAGGTGTCCGCTATTGGGAAGATGCAGAAGTAAACGGAGTTAGTGATTCTGAAAATCCGCCAACTATTCCTTGTGCTGAATTTATCCATGCCGATAATGAATACCGCTGGCGACCTATTATCGACATCGACAATGGAGTTATCACTAATTGGAAAAAAGGTTTTACCGCACAAGTTCACTATAAGGTATGCGATGATGGCATTTATACAGTTACTGATAAAGATGGCAACATCATTGTTGAGCATGAGGGTTACGTTCCATCCATCATGTGCCCGGAAGATGAAGGATATGGCGACTACATCATTATGAATATTGACAAGAATGGATTTATTCAAGGATGGAGAAAGAATTTAATCAGTAGAATTATACAAGAAGAGGAGGATTAATTATGCTACATACATGGTTTGAATGTAAAATCCGTTATGAAAAGACAATGGATAACGGAATGAACAAGAAAGTAACGGAACCCTATTTGGTTGACGCGCTCAGCTTTACGGAAGCGGAAGCCCGCATCATCGAAGAGATGACTCCGTACATCAGCGGTGAGTTCACTGTATCTGACATCAAACGTGCCAACTACAGCGAATTGTTCCCCAGCGAAGAGGAAGCTGCCGACCGCTGGTTCAAATGCAAACTTATTTTCATCACTTTGGATGAAAAAAGCGGTGCTGAAAAAAAGACTTCCACTCAAGTACTGGTACAGGCTGCCGACCTGCGTGATGCAGTGAAGAAACTGGATGAGGGCATGAAAGGCACAATGGCCGACTATCAAATTGCATCGGTAGCGGAAACTGCTATTATGGATGTATATCCGTACAGCGCAGAAGAGCGGACTATTGATTCCATTGGAGAAAACGCCAACTCTCCCGTTGTTCGTAATTTCATTCAGTCACTCCCGGAAGGCTGCAAGACAACCATTACCGTAGGAGGAAAGCAGGTCGTAGTTGACAAGACCGGAAAAGATACAGTAGTAACCCCACAAGACAAAGAAAGCGATGACATACGAGGAGATGATTAAACTTGCATCCAAAGCTAAATCATACAAAAAGCCGGCAAACGATGAGCATAGGATACAGTGTGCTTGTGTAAAGTGGTTTAGATTGAAATACCCCAAACTGAAAGATATGCTGTTTGCTGTTCCGAACGCAGCCAGAAGAAGCGCAAGGAACGGAGCATATATGAAAGATGAAGGGATGCTCCCCGGCGTTGCCGATTTAATCCTTTTAAAAAGCAACCGCTTCTATGGAGCTTTGTGTGTGGAAATGAAAAAGCCTGGTGAATACCAAAGACCTGCACAAAAAGAATGGCAGAAAGAATGTGAAGCCGCCGGAAACAAATATGTAGTCTGCCGGTCTTCGGATGAATTTATGAGAGTTGTAACAGATTATTTAAACGATGTATAATCATGGAACAGGAAATAAAGGAAATTAGCGATTACCTGAACATCGCTTGCTCTAATAATCCGCAAGAAATTCAGGAACGCATATCAACAATAATGGTATATATGATGCGTACCGGTGAAATGCTTGCTAATGCAAAGAAAATGCTTCGCAAGAAAAAGTCGGATGAAATACAGAATACAATCATTCGAATAGCCAAAGAGAATTGCCTTTCTGCTAAAATACAGAATGCTCTACTCGACAGTATTGCCGAAGACGAAGCGTTTTTGGTAGACAAACTGGACAGGCTTAACGCCTCATGTGTACATCAACTTGATGCGCTACGAACACTTCTCAGCTTCGAGAAAGAATCGCTTCGGCTCACCAAGACTGGATATTGATAAACAATGTTTAAGTAGCTGATAACAAGATGGATATATTTGTACATCTATTAATTTAAAGTTAACTTTGCTGCATGCAATCATTTGATTATCAACAATATGAGTGACACAAAAAAGAAATCGTTTGTTTTCTATATCGAATGGCAGGAAGTGCTGATGGAATATCCCGCGGAGGTCAGACTTGAAGTGTACGATGCGATTATTGAGTATGTTGCATCGGGGACGCTATCGGAGCTGAAACCGTTGGCTAAGATGGCATTTTCCTTCATAAAGAAGCAAATCGATTCCAATAATGACAAATATAACAGTCTTGTCGAGAAAAGACGTGAAGCTGGCAAAAAAGGTATGGCAAATCGGTATTCTGGCGAAAAATCAACAAATGATAACAAAGCTAACACAAGTTATCAAGATGTAACAAAACTAACAAATGATAACAACACTAACTATAATGTACCTGATAATGTACCTGATATTAATAATTCTCTCTCTAACGCACGAGATGGAATTTTAGATGGTAATCCTGTAAACTCCAATTTTGAGCAAGATTTAAATCTTACGGAATGTCGTAGAGAATTACTTGCCAATCAAAGTTGGATAAACCAGCTATCAATGAATGTACATTCCGTAGGCTACTCTTTCTTTACCGAGGACGTATGCAGGGAGTATATAGGCAGGTATTTTATGGAGTTACAGAACCGTGGTATAGAAAGGAAATCAGTATCTGATGCGACATCCCATTTTTCAAACTGGCTGAAAATAGAACTTAAAAAACAGAAAGACAATGACACAAGAGGAGCAACAGCTTTCAGAACGCATTCAGGAGCTTCAAAACAGGGAACGGAAAAAGAAGCTCGGCGAAATGGACATATCCCGGATTCTACAGACGCACGCAAGGATTATTCGGGACATTTCTGAATACGACCTGTCCGACTATTGTGAGTTTGACCATCACTGCGCCCTGATTGAGAAACTTGGCGACAACTATATGGGGCGGGAATTCCGTGAGTTCTGTGTAGACAATTACAACCGCGACGTACTCAGGTTCCTTGTTTATTACTTCAATGATTGCAGGCTTGCAGAGGGCATTTTCCCTGACCGCGGATATAAAATCCACAAGAACCTGCTTATCATCGGAGACCCTGGCACTGGAAAAACACTCATTATGCAAATATTTTCAGATTACCTGAAATTGACGCATAACCCGAATATGTTTTGTAATCTGTCTGTTACAGAGATGATGAACTATTACAAGATTCACGGACATATAGACCGTTTCACCTACAATGAAACAGCCGAGAAGGGGCCAATGGGCGGAAATCCGTTCAACGTCTGCATTAATGACATCGGACTGGAAACGGAGAATCAGAAAAGTTACGGTACAAGTCTTGACAGCGTAATAGACGAATTTTTGTATGCCCGATATGAAATTTACCAGTCACACTTTAAGAAATACCACATCACGAGTAACCTTACCGTTAAGGAGTTCAAAGCCCGCTTTGGTGAGCGGCTGGTAGACAGATTCAAAAGTTTTAATGTCATTCCCCTGCTTGGTGACAGTCGTAGAAAATGACAGTTATACTAAGTTAAAGCATAAAACAATAAGAAATGTTTATTTGGAAAACAAATAAAAATAAGATAACTTTACATCAAATAAAAGAACCAATAAAACTAAGAGCAATGAAGAAAATATCTACCCTTTTTTGTCAGAAAAGTATTATTATAGAATACAAACCTGTTTCCGAAAATATGATTTTGGAAGGAAATCAATACAAGATAGCCCTATTGTTCATTCTTCAATAAAGTTGCCGTTTTAATTTATTTGAGTTGCAAATAAAATTATATTATGAAACCAAGAAAACAACTAATTGACGCCGCCGTAGCCAATGGTAGCATTGACAGAATGAACATGTTGCTATCCGCTGCACACCTGCTGAACTGTAAAGCCAACAGTTTGGTGGAAGAAGCAAGCGATTTAATGGCTGAAAACGGTCTTCTGCTTGGAGACTTGAAGAAGCTGCACAACAATTTCGTTAAAAGCGCAGATTTGTACTTTCTGGAATTCTCCTCACTCGTAGAGACAGAGAAATCGAAGATGGATATGTTCAGGGACATGGACGACTTCGACGCCAAGTTCCGCGAGTGGGCAAAATTACCGTCTGATTGGAAACCTAAAGAATCAGAAGAATGAGTGAAAGATTGACACACGGCTCTCTGTTTAGCGGCATCGGTGGTCCGGAAATAGCTGCCGAAATAATGGGCTGGAAAAACGTGTTCCATTGTGAAATAAACCCGTTCGGGAGAAAAATACTTGATTATTGGTTTCCAAACAGCAAAAGTTATGAAGACATCACGAAAACAGATTTTACAGAGTGGCGGGAAAAAATCAATGTCCTCACCGGAGGTTTCCCATGCCAGCCTTTTTCTTGCGCAGGACAGCGAAAGGGAGCGGAAGATGACCGCTACCTCTGGCCGGAAATGCTACGAGCGATACGGGAGATTCAGCCCGATTGGATTGTTGGTGAAAACGTTGCTGGAATCCTCACGATGGTACAGCCAGGTAGTGAAACTCCGTTGGGACGTGAAGAATCTCTGTTCGGAGAGGTTGACCGAGAAAGAATATTGCATCGGCAGGAATACGTCGTCGAAACAGTGTGTAACGACCTTGAACGTGAAGGATATTCCGTCCAACCGGTTGTTATTCCGGCTTGTGCCGTCGGAGCGCCGCACAGAAGAGACCGTGTCTTCTTTATTGCCCACCGTGCAGACGCAGGGGTTAAAGGTATGCAACGAAAATGGGAAAACAACATTCTATCCGGTAGGGCTGCTCCCAACTCCGATGTCTACCGACATACACCATGCAAAACGGGTGAAGGATTTGAAAAATGCAGGTGCAAAAACGATGGCGAGTCGAAGAAACGGAAGCAATCGTCCGAATGGCCTAATGGATTTCATGGATTTCCACGGAATGTTACCTACACCAACGACAAGTTGTCACAATCCCGGAACGGCAAAGGACCGGAAAGACGGCAGTCCCCGGACATCAGAACTGAACCATTTGTGTGCCCGCCTGATTGGGAAAACTTCCCTACTCAATCCCCTGTTTGTAGCCGAGATGATGGGATTTCCACCAGATTGGACGGTATTGCCTTTTCAAAGTGGCGGCAGGAATCGATAAAGGCATACGGCAATGCGATTGTCCCACAAGTAATGTATGAGATATTCCTGGCAATAGAATCTATAGAAAAAGGCAAATAGTATGAACATCCATCAGACAGTCCCCCGCTCCGATTGCACCTCTTTCGCGAAATGTGTCAAGCATTCCCTTGCCTATTGCCGGAAGTACGGTGCATCCGAATGCGGTCCGTGCGAGATAGTGAAA